AATGTGTGAGGTAAATGATATTGGTGATCAGGTAGCATCTATTCTAAACTTTGATTTAGAATATGAAAACTTATTAATGTGTTCTATGAGGGGTAGAGCAGGTCAAGTTGTGGGTCAAGGATTCTCTGGTAAGAAAACCCAACTTGGAGTTAAGATGTCCAAGACTGTTAAAAAAGTTGGATCTCTTAATTTAAAAGCACTTATTGAATCTGATAAGATAATATTTAAAGATTATGAAATTATATCTGAATTAACGACATTTATACAAAAACATAATTCATTTGAGGCAGAAGAAGGGTGTAATGATGACCTTGCTATGTGTTTAGTCATATATGCATGGTTAGTTCAGAATGATTACTTTAAGGAACTTACTGATCAGGATGTAAGAAAAAGGTTGTATGAAGAACAGAAAAATCAAATAGAACAAGACATGGCTCCTTTTGGTTTTATGGATGATGGAATGGGTGATGATAACTTTGTTGATGATGATGGGGATAGGTGGTTTAAGGCAGATGAGTATGGTGATAAATCATATATGTGGGATTACATATCTTAATGGAATTTGATGACAAGCAATTAAAATTAGGTCATTTGTTGCTTGTTGATAGGAAGTGTAGAAACTGTGGTGAAATAAAAAATTTAGTAGATGATTTTTATAGAACTAGGAAAAGTAGAGGGGCAGTTCCATCATCTTATTCTTATGAATGTAAGATATGTACGATAAGAAGAATAGTTAATAGAAGAAAAAAGAAAGCATTTAGTGATTGGGCATATCCAGACTGGTAGTGTTCACTCCATGTTTCCCCGCTGTAAATACCCTTTTTAATAAATATTTGAAGATAAACTGAGACATCGGAGAAAAACATGGCCACTCCTCAATTATCTCCTGGAGTACTGGTAAGGGAGGTTGACCTAACTGTAGGAAGAGCAGATAATGTATTAGATAACATTGGTGCTATCGCTGGACCGTTTGAAATCGGACCTGTAGATGACATCATAGAAATTAGTACAGAAGAAGATTTAGTTAACACTTTTGGAAAACCCATAGGAACTGACGCACAGTATCAATACTGGATGAGTGCTTCATCTTTCCTTTCATATGGTGGAGTTCTAAAAGTTGTTAGAACAGCAGGTGGTAACCTGAACAATGCTAACGCAGGTGTTGGTATTGCATCAACTACAACTTTGCAAATTTACAACTATGATGATTACTTAAACAATCATCAAAGTGATGCAACATTTACTTATGCTACAAAAAACCCTGGTACATGGGGTAACGGACTTCAAGTTTGTCAAATTGATGATGCTGCAGACCAAACGATTGGTATTAACACTAACAACTTGTATAATGCTGGTGCTCGTGTTGGATTTGCGGTTACTGCTAACATAGATGGTCAAGTTATTCCTGGAATTGGAACTACTGGTGCAATCACAGGATTCCTTAAAGGAATTATTACTGGTGTAAGCACAGACTCTACTAACAGTAATAGTACATTTGATGTTAAAATTACTGATAGAATATCAGCAGTTGCTGGTATCACATCTTACTACCCAATTGATTATGCTGAAGGAAATGCTATTGCAGCATTTAAAACATCATCAGCAATTCAGTTCCTTAATAACTCTGGTGTTACTACTGGACAATCTGCTACCGCAGCATATACTCCAGCAACAGTTAAAGACTGGTATGATGAGCAAACATTAGGTCTCACTAATACCACTGTTTTCTGGAAAACATTAGCACCTAAACCCACTAGCAGTAATTTTGTTACTGAAAGAGGTGGAAAGAATGATGGATTACACCTTGTTCTAGTTGATGATGAAGGTAGACTAACTGGTATTAAAGGAAATATTATTGAGAAGCATCTTAACCTTTCTAAGGCAAAAGATACAGTTTCTTCAGTAAATCCACCTCAGAAAACTTACTACAAGGATTATCTTGCACTTTACTCTGATAATCTTTACGCAGGTAAGAACCCATCAGCTGCTGCAGATTCATACTTTGGAACTGCTCCTTTAGCAACTGGATTCTCAACATCATGCACTCCTGTTACAACTGGAGATGGTTTATGGGGTCTAGATGCACAAGATGTTACTTATTCTGCATTAGGAAACGTAAGTTACAAACTCCTATATGGTCAGGATTATGGTGCAATTCCATCTGGTGAAACAAAAGGTGGAATGAAGGCTACACTAGCTGACTTGATGACATCCTATAGATTGTTCTCTAATAAGGATGAAGTTCAAGTTGATTACCTCATTATGGGACCAGGATGTGATACAGAATTTGATTCTCAAGCAAAAGCAAATCAATTGCTCTCAATTGCTGGAGACAGAAAGGACTGTATGGCAACTATTAGTCCACATAGAGCAAACGTTGTTAACGTCACTAACACTGAGACACAGACTGAGAATGTAATTAACTTCTTTAGTCCACTCTCTTCTTCATCTTATGGTGTATTTGATAGTGGTTATAAGTACATGTTTGACAGATTTAATAATGCATTCCGTTATGTTCCATGTAACGGAGACGTTGCTGGTCTAATGACACGTACAAATATCGTTGCTTATCCTTGGTTCTCACCTGCTGGACAGCAAAGAGGTGTTATAAACAATGCAGTTAAACTTGCATATAACCCAAGTAAGACTCAAAGAGACAGACTTTATCCTCAAAGAATTAACTCTTTCATTACCACACCTGGTATTGGAACACTTCTCTTCGGTGATAAGACTGCATTAGGATATGCATCAGCATTTGATCGCATTAATGTTCGTCGTCTGTTCCTTACAATTGAGCAAGCACTTGAAAAAGCAGCACAAGCTCAACTCTTTGAACTCAATGATGAGTTGACAAGAGCAAACTTTAGAAACATCGTTGAACCTTATCTTCGTGACGTTCAGGCTAAGAGAGGATTATTTGGATTCCTCGTTATTTGCGACACTACAAATAACACTCCTGATGTTATTGATAATAACGAATTCCGAGCAGACATCTTCCTGAAGCCTGCAAAGTCTATCAACTACGTTACCTTGACTTTCGTTGCTACCAGAACTGGTATCAGCTTTGAAGAAGTCGCAGGTAGAGTTTAAGTTCTTGATCTAAATATCACAGGAGGAATAAATCAATGGCCACATCCAGATCAAACAAAAACATTTCGCAATTTAAGTCAAAACTCATAGGTGGCGGTGCTAGGCCGAATCTATTTGAAGTTGAACTCACTACGTTACCACCTAACGTAGTGTCAGGTTGGGATGCAGAAGTTTTCACTTTTATGTGCAAAGCTGCAGCTTTACCTGCTCAGAATATAGCAAATATTGACATCCCATTCAGAGGTCGAATTTTTAAAGTTGCTGGAGACAGAACAATTGATACGTGGACTATCACAGTTATCAATGATGAAGACTTCAGATTTAGAAATGCTTTTGAAAGTTGGACACAACAAATTGCTGATTTAGATACTAATCTAGGTACTACTAACCCAGCTGATTATATGGTCAATGCCAAGGTATTCCAACTTGGTAGAGGATCAGAAAAGAGCAGTGCAAATGCTGGTGGAATTGAAAATGTAGTACTAAAAGAGTATGAATTCATTGATATTTTCCCAACAAATGTTTCAGCTATTGACTTATCTTACGATTCAAGTGATACTATAGAGGACTTCACAGTTGAATTCCAAGTTCAGTCACTCAGATTGACTGGTGCTGGCAACCCTAATTAACCATATTACGGGTTGATAAATAGTAAAAAAGTTTCGTAATTATGGCTAAACTCTTTGGGTTCTCGATAGAGGACTCTGACGAACAATCACTACCCCAAACGGCGGTCTCTCCCGTTCCTCCAAATAACGAGGACGGGAATGACTACTATTTGAGTAGTGGTTTTTTTGGTTCTTATGTTGATATCGAAGGAGTTTATAAAACAGAATTTGAGTTGATCAAAAGATATAGAGAAATGGCGCTTCATCCTGAAGCAGATAGTGCAATAGAAGATATTATAAGTGAAGCATTAGTATCAGATACAAACGATAGTCCAGTAGAAATTAATTTAGATAACCTTAATGCAAGTGATGGTATTAAGGATAAGGTTAGAGATGCCTTTAAATTCATCAAAGATTTGATGGATTTTGATAAGAAAGCTCATGAGATTTATAGAAATTGGTATGTAGATGGTAGATTATACTATCATAAAATAATAGATTTAAAGAACCCTGAAGCAGGTATTCAAGAGATAAGATATATTGACGCAATGAAAATGCGTTATGTAAGGCAACAGAAAAAGAATAAGGATGATAAGTTTAGGGTTACTAATCAAAATAATGATAACCCAATGGAATTTGAGTTTCCAGAGATAGAAGAATATTTCATGTTTACCCCTAAACAGACATATCCAGTGGGTAATGCATCTCCAATGGGTGGAAATCAGGGAATTAAAATTGCAAAGGATGCAATAACATAAAGCAATCAAATCTCTCAATCAATTAAGGATGATTGAAGATAGTTTAGTCATATATAGACTATCCCGTGCTCCAGAGCGCAGGATTTTCTACATTGATGTAGGAAACTTACCGAAGGTTAAAGCAGAGCAATACCTCCGTGACGTGATGATGAGATATCGGAACAAACTTGTCTACAACGCTGACACAGGAGAAGTCCGAGATGACAAAAAGTACATGGCAATGCTTGAGGATTTCTGGCTCCCTAGAAGGGAAGGAGGTCGTGGAACTGAAATTTCTACTCTACCTGGAGGCCAAAACCTTGGTGAAATCACGGATATTGAGTACTTCAAAAAGAAATTATATAGGTCGCTCAACGTACCCACATCAAGAATGGACGGAGAAGGAGGATTCAATCTGGGAAGATCCTCTGAGATATTAAGAGACGAAGTTAAATTTAGTAAGTTTGTAGGACGTTTGAGAAAAAGATTCTCGAATATGTTCAGTGATATGCTTAGAACTCAATTACTTCTAACGAATGTAATTACTCCTGAAGACTGGGAGGTAATGAGTGAGCATATTCAGTTTGATTTCTTATATGATAATCACTTCACTGAATTAAAAGAAACAGAATTGCAGAATGAAAGGTTAGCATTACTTGCTACTACAGAACCATATATTGGAAAGTATTATTCTCAGGATTGGGTCAGACGTAAGGTTCTACGTCAAACTGATGAAGAAATTATTGAACAGGATGAAAAGATAGATCAAGAAATAAAAGATGGTATTATTGTTGATCCTGCTGAAATGATGTTAGATCCAGAAGGTAGTGGTGGAATGAGACCAATGCCAGTTGAAGGAGAACTTGGTGATAATGGTGCTGGTGGTGAACCCGATGCTGCACTTAGATCTATGGATGTAGATAGTAAAGCATCAACTATGGATGCAAATATAGTTAAACCAAAAGGCGGAGAAATTTAATGGACATGGATCAGCCCCAAAGAGATGAGGCTGGCAGACCATTCCTAAAAGTAGGTTGGGATATGCGACATATACGTTTGTTGCATACTGCAGTTTCTTATTATCTTCACCGAATGTATCCTAAAAATGTTAAGGATGTAAACGGTGAAAAGGAGAAAATGATTGCAATGAAAGATACTTTAAGCAAAATTATTCTTGAGTATAATTATCAGTCACAATAAATAGTGTCTAAATAGATTATAGTTACTCATTTGACACTAATACTATGGATGAACTTATGGATATGATTGCTGCGGATGATTCGGCTTCACAAGTCAGCGATAAGATAAAAGATATCTTATACGGAAAATCATCTCAAAGAGTGGATGAATACCGTCCTGCTGTGGCATCTGGTGTTTTTAATTCTGATAATGCACCTACTCAATCAGAAGTTGATGCAGCATTAGATACCGAAACTGAAGTAGAAACAGAAGTTGATACTGAAGAACAGGAAGAAGAGTAATTATAAATAACTAGTAAATGAATTTTAATACTATAAGGTTTGTATAAATGGCTCATCAACCCGTAGGAACTGGCTCATCAATTCCGATATCTATTGGTGTCGGACATGCAAGGACAAGTGGAGTAATTTCACATATGTCTGATACATTGAGAGTTGCCA